CAAGTATTCAGAGATGCTTTGGGCGAATTGCACACTAGTGAAGGGGCTTATTATAGTCACGATCAAGAAGTGCAGTACGTTTCAAATGGCTTTGAGTATAAGATAGACAAGGAGTTTGTTAGGAGTACTAGTCTTAGTGGGTTTTCTGGCATGTGTGGTGCCGTGTATTTGAATAGGAGCGACAAAATCAAGAGTAATATTGATGGAGGAGTTGTTATGGGAATACACGTTGCTGCTGATGAGACTCGACAGCGTAGGTTGTTCAGGGTTTTTGATGATGTCACATTTTCATTGAATTCTTTATTACATACTTCATATCCAGCTTTGGAAGGAGCTGAAAATGGTCTTGGAGCTGCTCTTGGTTTTGAGAGTGCCCGATCACCATTGAAGGGGAAAGTTTTTACCGAGGGTCGCCTTGGGAAAACTGATGTACCTCCGTGTGAGGATGTAATGGATTATGATGTGGCGCATTTGCTCCCTTATGAAGATAAGGGTGTTGAGTGTGATGTGATGTTGTCTGGACTGAAGAATTTGCGTGACTTTAGTGCTAGAGAAGTGAAGATTCCTAAGAAGGTTGAATTGGTCGTTAATTTTTTATGTGAGAAATTGTGTAGAGAATCTGTGATCAGTACTCCTGATTGGGTTGGAACTTTTTCTGGTGCTGGAGTTTTACCTTCAATTACTAGACAAACTGCAGCGGGCGTTCCGTTGAACCAACTTGGTCCGAGTAAGGATGTAGTCTGTTTGACTGCAAAAGAATTATCGGATCTTGGTTTGACGGATCGCCCGTTGCCAAGTGCAGAGTGTATTGCTATGTTAAATGAGTTAGTAGATCGTATCCTTTCTGGTCGAGATTATGAAGCTGCTGCTACAGTTTCCACGAAAGAGGAAGCTAGAGCGGCAGCCAAGGTTCTCGTTGGAAAGACTCGGTTGTTTGCAGGTGCCCCTGTACATGAGTTTCTTCTTCAGAGGAGATTTTTTATGGGGGTTCTTGCTACGTACTTAAAGAAAAACATAGCAGTTAATTCTGCTCTCGGGCTGGAGCCTAGAGACTTTCGGGCGTTGCACGATTATTTGACCGATGGGTTTAAGGATCCATGGATTCTTACTGCTGATTATAGTAGTATGGATCAATGTTTTAATCCTTTATTTATCGATTTAGTTGGTCGTGTTGTGCGTTCGATTGCCGCTGGGTATCCAGTCGGAGAAGAGGTCGTGAGTGATGATGATTATGTGAGGCAGGTGCTTATAAGGCGTTTGGCTTTTA